ATAATTATGTACAAACTACGAACAGAATTGTCATAAAATATTACTTTTTTCTTACGAGAAGCACCATGCAAGTATAGAGCTTTTTTGTATTACTCTTAACAAACTCAACACTTCTACCCACTACACCCTCTACAAACACAATTAATTTGTATGCTATTATCTCTAATAACACTAAATATTCTGTGCAATAAGTACAATTATAACTACTGCTACTACTACAGTAATGGTCTTACCCTTCTTGTTTAGGTTATTCCATCTGTTCTTTAAGTTATGTATTCTATCCATCATTGTTTTATTTATCCCATTTAATAGAGAAGCTTTGGTCTTTCATGTTCCCTATCTCTAAGGACTGTCGATCACCATACTTCCTCGCAGCTAACTTACTAGCCATCCATTGCTTATGTTTTATAAAAGTGTCAATCGCTTTCACATTAGCCATATCCATCTTACTCTCTGCTGACTTCTTGACTGCATCTTTAGCTACTTGATCTACATCTGCCATTGAGTATTCAATACCATCTTCTTTAGCCTGACTGTATAATTCTCTTAGTCCAGTTTTCTTATTCAACCAATGTCTCCATGTCTCCCAAGATACATCAACTGTTTTTAATGCTTCTCTTATAGACTTACCTACTGCGAGTTCTTGTAACACAGTATCTACTAGTTCCTTTGTATATTTTGTTTTAGCTGCCATTTAATGTATTGTTTCGTTTGTATGTCCTAATTCTGTAAAACTCTTATGATCCTTGAATACCGAGATGAAATCCTGGGCCTGTTCGCTAGTATCAAAGTTTGCGAACCTAATTAACACTATTGGTTGATCTTCTTCACTAGCTAGAAAAATAGTCGTCTCTAGTGATGAGTCGTCTAATCCTAGCGTAGAGAGCTGTGTATATTCTGTCGGTAGAGGATTTTTTTTTGTTTTTGATTTTTTCATGTAATTTCAATATGTAAGTAGGCTCAAGTTCAAGATAGCTGCAAATAGTGTTAAAATCCTCTGTACCTAACCATTCTCTAGCTTCTTTAATTATTTTCCATTCTGATATGTCAAAGTTTGGATGAGTAAGACCTACACTATCGCATAAGCCTCTAACCAATGTGTTAAGCCAGAGTTGTTCCTCTGGTTTCATAATAAATTTTGTGGATTTCTGACCGACTTCTCGATCTTAATAAATAAGATATATTAACTATTCAATAATATAAATGGGTACAAATTGGTATATTTATTTATCATTTTGTTGAAACAGTACATATTCAATATCTTCTCTTTTATAAAAAATCTTTCTTCCAATCTTATGATAAGGAAATTGAGGTCTTTTAGTATTTCTAAAATGTACTAAGGAGTTTATAGAATACTTAGGATAATCTTTTGCTACTTGTTTAGTTGTTAAAAAATCTGAAATTTTGTTGTTTGTTTGATTATTTTCTTTTTTAATTTTTAATATGTTTTCAGCAAATCTGATTAACTGACTATTCGTAGCCTTATTTTTCATTGTGTTAGCTAGTCTTGATGTTATTTCAATATTTCCTTTTACATATCCTTTTGTTGGATCAATTCTATCTATTGATAATACATAATCGCTATTTCTTTTCTCAAATTTAACACCTAAATATGGACACATATAATTTGTTTCAATTAACTTTTTAATTAAGTATTCAACATCTATATTAAAATCTAAATTTTTTTTAAATGCTCTCTTTTTAGCATCTGTTACTCTCATTCTAATAATACTAGTCCAAGTATTATATCTTCTTTCGTAATCTGTTTTTTTATAAGAATTTAAGATTGTTACATACCCCAATGACTAATTAATAAATCAAGTGCATCTCTATATTGATCCATTCGTTTATGTGTTGCTGCTTTATTATCTATGATGACATCCCAAACCAATGATTGATGTTGGATTGTAGCTTTCATAGCTTTATTGAACTCTTGTTCATAATCTATTTTTAAGATGTTAAAGAACTCTGCACCATCTGGAATACCAGCTAATCTGTTAAAATTAAAAGTACAGCTCTTCATTTTAGAACTAATTATACCTAAATACTCTAGCTTTTGACCAGCTATATACCTAGTTGCATTTCTTTTTGCATCTTTAGGATCTAGTTGATGCCTGGCATAATAGCTTTCATGGACTGAGTTAATCTTTTTTTGGATATGTTTATTACCAACAACCATTTCAGCTCCATCAGGTAGTCTAAATATCTTGCCATTTTCTCTAACTAATGTTTGAGCTCCATAATCAGTTTCTTGGATATTAAAAACTTCCTTTGGTTTAGTTCGTTGCTGTTTTTTTTTCTTTTTCTTCGCCATAATCCTTAATCAATGTTCCATCTTTTTGATAAACCCAATCAACCATGCCAAATCCCTCTTTGGATCTAAAAAATAAAAGGTTATCTTTTTCTTCTATAAAGTTAGCTTCAATACTGTGTTTCTTTTTAAAGTTATCTAAGTTAAATACTTCTTCATCATCATTGTAGCGTTCCTGAGATAACCAAGTACTAAAGTGTGGTATGAATATTTGATTTTCAGTATTACGACAAAGTTCATTGTATTTATCAATAATTAACTCTTCACTAATTGATACAGGAGTGTTTTTATATTTTTCGAGAGCCTTCTTCTTACTACCTCGTTTCACCATCAACGCATCCCATATATTATTAAAAGATACAGATACAGAATCAGATACAGATACTGTGCTAGAGGTTTGCTTTGCTTTTGCTAACCCCCTTTACGACCAGCTTCAGCTCTATGATTAATTTTTTCTACAGTTCTTTTATAATCTTCTAATTGTCTTTCGTTATGCCATCTATTATCGATTAGTTTGAACTTTTCTATTAAGACAGTATTGATATCTGTCTTTAATGACTCAACTGTATCTGGGTTATTACTATAAACATTTACAATAGTACAAAGTTGTTCAAAGTTATTTGGTAGTCCATCACCATTACGAACTCCAGCATGGCACATCAAAGTTATATAGATTCCTTTTTGTTGGTGAGTAAAGTGAGCAGTACCAGTTAAAAAATCTTGATAGTAAAAATCAAAGTAAGGTAATTTCATTTTCTCATTCATTAAGCCACCCTTCTTTTCTTAATATTTTTATATCTCTCGCTAACCCTGGGGTAAAATCTATGTACAGGTTTCTTTTCAAATCTTTTAAGTATCTCTGTAAGTTGTTGCTGCTTTTGATTTCGAGCCCAAGCTGTATCTCTAAATAACTTGGTGATTTCAGGTGAGTCGTCTGGTAATGGTGTATAAACCTTAATATTTTTTTCTCTAAGTTTTTTAAGCCTCTTTGAGATTTTAATAATTCTTGACAATTCTGGCATAGGATCTCTAAAACCATTGACTCTCAATAGTTTTTTCCATATTTGTGCCTCGTAATTGGGCCATATAGTGTTGCATTCCCTACAAATACTCCTTAAACGATAAAATTCGTCTAATGTAATTAATAAATATTTTAAGTCTGATTTCAACATAATAAATATTATATGATAAATTATATTATATTTGACAATTTATAAATAATTTACTAGTTTGATCCTAATGGTAGATATTTGTAAATTTTTGATGAAATTGGGGTTATTTAGTATATGATGTATCGAATGAACGAGGCTCTGACTTATCATTTAAATAAAGCTGGACTTATAAGATTAAAAGAAATTATGGATGTTATGCCAAGATCCCAGCATGGTAAATATTTAATCGATCAATCTACAGTTGGTTTGCACTTAACTGGAGTTAGAAGAGTAAATGTGGATCATGCTAGAGTTTATGCACAAATATTAAAAGTTCATCCTTGGAAAGTAATTGATGATTATGTTTGCAGATATCCTGTAATTGGCAACCTTGATATTACAACTGGTTTGGTAGAAACTAGGGGTAAATTTCAAAACGATTACTTAGTATGTTCTAATGATTTTGAATATATAAATGGAACACTAATTATATTATCAAAATCAGGCAAAATTGCTTTTGTTTATAATGAAAATTTGTTTTTAAATAAATCTAATTTTAACTCTGATGATGCACAAAGATGTATTTTTGAAACAAAAAACAGCGAAATTCTTGCATTTGTAACTGATGTGGATTTTGATACAAAAACAGTAAAATATGTTTTACCTACTCGCAGTAAGAGTTGGAAAGTCATATCTACAAATTACATAAACATTCGACCTATCAATGAGGTTATTAATCTTAATACAGCTTCAGATATAACTAGTGTCATCGAACATACATTTGAGAAACCAAAGCAATATTATTAATTGTCATAAATAATACAATTTGTCAAAAATAACTTGATTTGTTTTCAGATTGATTTATTTTGTCATTTATG